TCACGCCACGTCAGACCGGATGAGTCGACCTTTGTTGTCACGGGGCAGATTCAGATGCGACATTGGACGGCGTGTTGGTCGTGACATTTCCCTGACCTGCCACTCATTGACTTTGGTTTTAAGCCATTTGTTGGAGCCACCCATATATGAACAGTCAGGCTCCGGGAATGGGTTGTTGTCGCTTGGTCGCTTACGGTAACGCTCCAGCGTCCTGGAAGAAATCCTGAGCTGGCAGCAAATTTCGCGGGTGCTCATCAATTCAAAGTCTCTAATTTTTTTGCTCATCGTTTTCTCCAGTGGCCCCGCAGCGGGCCATCGCTAATATTCAGTTTGCCTGTGCTGGCAGATTTCTAAGTTTCCGGACGCCGATCATTGCGGTGGCTACGTAGCTGGTGGCCCGGTTAACTACTTCAACAGGCACCTTTACGCCATCCACTACAACGGTGTAATTGGTAACGTGCTTTTGTCTGCCGTAATCGCCGAACTTTTCATGATGCGCCGCCAGTGCAACATCACATGCGCGACGGCCCAATGGCGATTGCTTACTGCGATTTATTAGGCGCATAAAACCTCCTCAGGTGGGAGGGCGTACCCCCTCCCGATGCAATTAGCCGATGTATTCCGGTTTCATATCGTCCAGGGGGACGCGGTACTTATCGTGCAGTTCGTCGCCAAGATGACGTTTAGCAGCGCCAAGCGTGCTTTCAGCTTTAGCAAACATCTCTGCGGCTTCCGGTTCGCCAGGGTTTGGAATTGAGTTGATCACTGCCTCGACTTTGTTCTGTGCATTGACCTGGTAATAGCGCTTCACTGCTTTGTTTTTTAATTCGGTGAACAGCGCAGTACCCAGCAACGCTTTCTGTGATTCGATATCCGCACGGATTGCTTTTGCCTGATCAACGGAACTTGCTGTATCAATGCGTTCGCGAAGATCGTCGGCAACAGCATCAACGTTAGCTGCCGACTCCTGCGCGCTGGTCCTGGTGCTAACCTCGCTGGTGATTTCCTGTACGCTCATGCGCTGGACTGGAGCAGGGTTAATCTCGCGTTCTTCTCGTTGCTCAACCTCATCAGGGCTGTACACGCCGAGGATCACTTCCGGGCAGTACAGGCGAGCCCAATATTTAACGCCCAGATAGGCAATTTGCTGTTTAGGGTTTGAAACCCATAGCGGAGAATTGCGGGTAACAACGCCGGAGAGGTAAAGAGGTTCTCCCCAGGTGATTTCAGATTCACCTCGCAGAATGGCACCAACCTGAACGAACAGGCCGATCTCGTCCTCATCCGTCCAGCCACGAACGCGCTCAGTGACGGTGTACTTCCCATTTTTACCGTTTTTATCGCGTGTGATTTCCTGTGTCCTGGTGCAGCGCTCCCAGTCACCCCCATAGCGGTAATGAAAACGGCCATGAATGGCACTGGAGCTTGCGATTACTGCGTTGACCAGTTGTGCCTCGTAACCAAGAACACCGTTAACCAGGTGTGTTTTCTGCGCCACAGCGTAAGGGTTCATGCCCCATTGCATAGCCTGCATGACGATTGCCATACAGTCGGCTGGTTTCCCTGCAAGGTGTGCCGGTACCGTCACCTGTGAGTCTGCCATCAGGTTAGCGAAAGCTGTTAACTGACCCAGTGCCTGAACGTTAAAAATTGCGTTACTGGCAGAAATGGTGTTTGGTGCCTGCTGCTCAGTGGTAACAATATTTGTGTTTTCCATGATTTTCCCCTTATGCCTGTACGCGCAACGCTTCAAGGCGGCGCACATCAAAATCGTTCAGTTCGTCGGTGTAGTCTTCTGTGATAGGCGCTGACCATTCACCAGTGTCGAAGCCGTTTGCTATCTCTCGCATTGTTTTGCGGTATTCCAGCATGCCAAGTTCCAGCAACTCGGTAGACGCCTCAATGATGGCGACCCAGTGGTAGTTCTCGTCTTTGTTGACGAAAATCCAGAAAAACTGGTCCAGCGCCGCAGTTTCGCAGTACATGGCCGCGCTCAGGTGATAGTCCCGATCGATGATTTCCCGGTGCAACTTCGCACGCAGGCCTTCCTGCTTGATGTTCCACATGCTAATAGTTTTCAGGTCGGCGCCAATGCGCAGGCCGCCCATATCGAGCTCAAGGTCAGGGCGTACCCGAACTTCCAACCCGGTTTCCTCATCAATCCCAAAATAGCTAACCTCGACAGCGCGGCTTGGGTGAGTCAGCAATTTGCCGGCGGTCGGGTGCTCCAGCAGGGCTTTCTGAATGTTCAGCGCGGTGCTGAGCTGTTGGCGGGTGACCAGCACTTTCCCTTCGGTGTTCTCCCGCCACGCATCCAGCAATTCGTCGGCGAATACCNACTTTCAACGGCGACGATTTTTGCGCTTCCTGAGCGACCAGGTCAGGGTTGATTATTGCCAGTTGCTCCAGCAGCGCGTCACGGCTGCCGCTGGTTTTAACCGGCGCGGGCAGGGTGGCGTTGTACTCTTTGATGCAGGCTTTCATCGCCGTGGCTGTATGTTTGGTGCCGTTTTCAATGCGCTGGAATTCTTCGGGAAGCTGCTCATACGATGCATAGGTTTCATCTACCGAAGCTCCAAGCGGCATCTGCGACGGCAGGGTGGCGTTGTACTCTTCCAGCAGCGCTTTGATATCGTCAGCACTCAGCAGCGCTGGCAGGCTGGCGTTGTGCGCGTCGATGAACTCGCGCAGGGTGGCGGTGGTGGTGAAAGCACCCTCAGGGATCTCCGGCTCTACGCTGAACTCCGCTTCGAGGTTTTCCGGCTGTAGAGCCAGAACATGTACCAGGTTGCCCATATCAAGCACTGGAGAGCGCTCTTTGACGATAGTCTTCTCTACGTGACGCGCGTTAAAGTACATCAGCGACACGCGAGCATCTTTCACCTGAGTTGAGCTGATCCCGTTGGCGGCGTGGTAAACCTCGTTTGGTACACCTTCATAGCGGCCCGGCTCGAAGTATTCCGGCCAGGCTGCTTCTGGCTCTTCTTGTTGCGATTCCGGTACGTTTTGTTGCGCCTCAGGTTCAGATTGGCTCACAGAATCGTTGTTCTGGTGCGTCTCAGCCTGATTCTGGTTCTCTACGGTAACTGCTTCTTTACCAGTACCCAGATCGCCTTCGCCTGCCTGCACCGCATCACCAGCCTGTTTTTCATCACTGTCAGCTTTTTGAACCTGCACATTGCTGGTGGTCTCCGGATTCGTTTCTGTGCCATGAGTTGATGAGTTCTGCATTAAAGCGGACACGTCGAAAATACCGTTGCCAACATTTTTAACCAGTTCAGGTTCGGTGGTCGGCTGGCTTGTCCCGGTCTTCACCCATTTTGGGTCGTTCGGGTCGCTGATGCCTTCCACATATTCACCGCGCGCGGCGGCAAGCTGTCGGTTGGCTTCTTCTACCGCGTCTTTTTCCGGAGTGTGTCGGGCAGCCGTGAGAGCTTCCTCGGTGGGGTTCTCGTGATCAGTCTCCGTTAAGTTGGCGTTGATATACCCCTGAAGGCGTCCGGGGTAGTGATAAAACTCAGGGTGCGCGCTTCGGATCAGCGCGAAAATAGCGGCGCGGGAATAATCCAGGATACCGGGCGTTGCGCGAAGTGCTGCGGACCATTCTTTGAACGGACTTTCCTTTTTCTTTACGATTTCTTTTGCGCGACGGTAAACGCTGCCAGGTAGCTCATAGATATTAAAGTCCATAGGCAAAGTGGCCATTGCAATCTCTACGTCCAGAGTATCAAGAGTGTGTTCGTAATCAGGGTTACGGTCAGTCTTATTGCCACCGCCAGCGTTGGCGCCGCTTTCAGTGCGTTGAATAGCCGATACACTGTTGCCTTTCGCCCACTCCTTAACGAGCAAACCGCGATCGATATGCTCCGTCTCGAACCATGTTTTAAGGAACTGGATAACAGTCGCCAGTTCAGGAGTTTTTCCATCGACAGGGAATACTTTTTTAACGGCATTCACTATTTTGTGAATGTCATGTTCAATGGCTTTCTTGAACGCTTCAACATTCTCGGCGGCAAGCAGCAGGTTCTGGACATATGAATTATCGGTGTCCATTTCGAGACGCAGAATTTCTTTTTTCTGGGAGGCGTCGACGTGATAAAGATACTCACCTTCACCTATGTACTGAGCAAGAACGCGGTGACGGAGAGGCATAGTTGCGACAACAGTCAGCTCGGGGGCTGGGGCTGTTGCCTGGGCAGGGCTGTTGCTTTCGTTACCAAAATTTTCGGTGTGGTCTTCCAGCACTTCGCCTGTTTCGGTATCAACACCATCGACGATATGCTGGCGCGCCGCGGCGGCGGCTTCAGATGATGGCAGGGTGACGCCGGGGATTTGCGTCCAGGTCATATTGTCTTTAGCGAGTTGATAGTAATCGCAGAAAGTGAGGCTCAGTTCGCCTTCCGGCGGCAGCTCGTTAACGACAGGGAAATTAGTAGCGACAGCTTTGAAATAATCTTTCAGCTTCGCACCGGATTTAATCAGAAGATAATCCAGTGTTGCATTTGCCGCTTCAAAATCATCACTGCACCAGAGTACAGCGTCTTTCTGGCCTGATGATTTCTTTGCTTTGCGGACTAAAAATACAGGATTAGTTCCACTCATTGTTTTGTCCTCAATTCGTGTAGAATGGAGGTGCCTTAACAGCACCCCGATATATCTGGTTGTTAGGTCCGGTTCGCTTTGGTCGGTTGGACCGGACAGGGCACGCCCGCTTCGGTGGGCGTTTTCTTAATGGATGGTCTGATAAAATTTTTCTGAGTAATCAAGCTTGTAACTTCGGTAATTACCAAACCCTGCTTGTTCTCCATCACTTACCTTGACTGTGAGCAGCGAAATGGCTTTTACAGCACAATGAGGACAGTCGAACTTTCCGAGTACATATCCACCGTCGAGAATCACAGTGGTTTCGCCAGTTGAATTTGAGTGAATAACGCCTGAGACTTTCTTTTCGCAATTGAATAAAGCAATGCTCTTATTAACTGCTTTCAGGTTCATTTCGATTTTTACGATTTCCATAATTTCTCCAGTCTTAAATTCAGGGTGTAGGAAGCCACGCCAAATTAATGGCGAATTTTTCATTTCATATTTCGGAACTACTATTTAACTTTCGTGCGCCATCTGGTCGTATTCAGCGCACTGCCTGGAACAATATTCCTTTTCTTTGCGCGCCAGTTGCGAGCCGTTGAGATAGAGAAGGGTGTTTTTTACTTCTTTGCCTTCATCAATGGATTTGCGGCAGTAACCGCATTGTTTAAGCATCCGGATCTCCTTTCTGCGCCAGCAGGTAGCAGAGGCGGCGGATTAAAACCTCAATCCGGTTGAGCGGGACGGCCTGCTGTCGAGCTGGTTTACGTGCGAAATCAATCATTCTCACCCTCGTTTGCCTTATCGCCGGCCAGCGGAACGTTTATCACCTTCTGCGCGTTAACTTTTCCACCTCATTCCGGTCTTCGTATGCCCCGGACGGCTACTTCGTGGGCGTCCTGCCTGGGTGGTCGTGGTGCGTTTTGGTGATTTCATTAAACACAATGTTTAAACATATGTCAACATAATGAGTATAAATCAATAAACAAAATGTTTAATCTGACTTTTGGAGGTGTGATTTATGCCGATTTTGGACAAAAAAAACCAGCCATGAGGCTGGGATCACTTGCAGTTTTGGGGAAGGGGGCTAAGGATAAAAAACGTCTTTGTTGCCCGGTTAAATTAGAGGTGTTAGTTCAGCGCTTTAAATTTGGTGTATAAACTATTCCCCAGCAGATACTTCAGATCTGCCATGGATCTATAAAATGTACTCGCAACTTCATAGTGAAAATAAGTAATGTAAGTTTCCATTACGGAACTTGTTAATCTATGTAGATTACGAATAAGATTCTTTTGCGATGAATGGCAGTCGTTTACAAGCAACTGCAAAAAAGTTGCTGACGTGTTAATATTTGCTTGCGGTGAAAAATGCACATAATGACAAGCGTTTATATAAACATTGTGCAGATAGTTCCAATTTTCATTTCTTCTATTAGATTTAAGGTAATCAAAATCTCGTCGTCGTACCGTTCCATCGAAATCACCACCAGAATAAGTTTTATTCAAAGCTATTCTTGCTATATGCTCAATCATAGAACGAAGATTTAAATGTAAATATCGTTCTCTTTTATTTAATATTGCAACGATGGAATTTAAAGAATCATAAATTATACCCTTCACATGTGATTTGTGTGATAGATTGGTATTCATTTCAATAATCATGCTATAAATTCTAACGTGTTTGAAAACACTTACCAAGGTATTTATATCTGACTCATCACTCAGATACTTAGTTGCCTCTTGGCGAAACCTGTCAGTTTCTGCTCTGTTGCCGTATGGGTCGTTAGAAAGCATTATTTATCGCCTTTCTTAAGCATCCTAGATACCCACAGATCCATATTAGAAAGTGCTGTATTTCTTTTTTTATGGCCTTGCAGGTCTTCTTCTTTAGAAAAAATATTTTCGAAATATGAACGAGCCATAACACCATAGTTATTGATTTCTTTTCTTTCTCTGCTTACTAAAAATCTGCATATTTTTGCGCAAATAAGTGTTCTTGAGCGAACAACGTATGGTAATAGGGCTATGGAAAAGACACTTTCAACAAAATCTTTTACATCATGATTTGATTTTAACAAATCTTTATCAAGTAAGATGGTCACAAAAAGACCTATCGCGGATTCTTTTGTTACTCCGCCATGGGCAAACCTGAATAGAGTGTTGTATTGTTCTTTATCCATTTTCACTCACCATTAGTTGGTCAACTCTTAATGCGAATTCTGTTGATATTGCGCTTATATCACTTCTTGACTTTGTATAGCAAGAGGGAATGTTACCCTGCTGCCCAACCATTAAATCTCGTACGTATGATAACTTATGTTCAAAGAAGTAAAATTCACTGAATTTTTCTTCAAAATTATCTTTTATCTTGCTTGTTTTTAATGTCAATTCATCATCAGTATTGGTGTAAACGAATCCTAAGTGTCTAATATTCGGATTATGATTGTGTCTTACATTTCGCACCACACTGACCAGACTAGTTGCTCCTAAAATGGAGTAGTGATCAATTTTTACCGGAACGACATAAAAATCTGAAGCAACAAGTGAAGCATCAGTGAAAATTGATATTGTAGGAGGGCTATCTAGGAAAATATAATCATATTGGTCACGGAGGTTGTTATCATCGATGAACCTCTTGATTTTGAATATTCTTACAGACTCCTGAGATGTGTCAAAGATTATATTAATATCACCTAAGATGACGTCGAGGTTATCAGAAACTTTAGTTATAACATCAACAGGTCTAATGGCTTGAGCCGTATCCATAATGGATGTTGGAACTTCGAAAATTCGACGTATTGTGATTTTATTTGTTTGAAGTTGATCAAGATATTCATCGACACGACCATAATGACCTAGGAGTGATTGAGTTGCATTGAATTGAGGATCAACATCAATAACTAAAACTCTTTTACCAAGATAGTTAGCCATGAACTCAGCAATGCCAACACATAGAGTTGTTTTTCCTACCCCGCCTTTCATATTAATAAAGCTAATTACCGATGCTGGCATAATTATTCCTTGCTATGTTGAGAATGAGTCATTTTGATAATTACTCCGAGCTTTTATCTTAATCTTCGCGCGTTCGAATCCTTCCCTTCATGTACTTCTCGTACATGGCATCCAGTTCCTTGAGACGAAGCGATAATACCCGAAGAAAATTCTGCTTTTCCTCGTCATCTGGAAGCTGGCGATATAGTTCGAGCAGTCTCCGTTCGTCGGCCTTTAAACCGTCCCTCTCGTCGACCTCTTGGCCAAGAACCCACTCAAGACTCACCCCAAGCGCGTCTGCCAGTTTTATCGCCGAGCTTTTCCCAATTGTACCGCGCACAAACCAGTTATTGACCGACTGAGCACTGACCCCGCAAATGCGAGCCATGTCCGACTTGGTCAACTTTTTAAGTTCGAGGATCTCGTTGAGCCTCTGCACTTGTGGGTGATTAATCTGATGAGTTTTTTCTTTCATAACACAATTCTAAACCAAAAGTTTATTAGCTCAATATTCAAAATGTTGACATTATGATAAACATTTTGTTTAATTTGGCTGTTGCCACTGGAGTCAAATATGAAAGCAATTGATAAAGCCATTACCAGAGCAGGAACCGCAACCCGGCTTGCTGAACTACTGGAAGTAAGCGCAATGACCATCAGTCATTGGCGGAATCGTTATCAAGGAGTGGTTCCTGCCGATCGAGTACTTCCAATTTACAGCGCTACTGGTGTTACCCCACACGAACTGCGCCCTGATCTCTACCCAAACCCAACAGATGGATTACCAAGCCAAGAGGCATCAGCCAAACAACCATAGAGGATATTTACCCATGGAGAACGCAATTGCACGAAAGTTAGACCCACCAGAAATCAACCCGATTGAAATAGAGAGCGTCCTGCTCAACCGGCTTGCATCGGTAGGTCAGAAATCTTACGCCGAGCATATGGGCATCAGCGAGTCGACAGTCAGCAGACGTAAAGCTGAGGGATATTTCTGCAACATGGCGAAAGAGCTGGCTTTTCTTGGAATTCAGGCCGCGCCACCGGAGGCGGTACTGGTATCCAGAAACTATCTCACAGCCGTAGAGATTCTCGCTGATGCCGGGCTAAAGGCTGAACGAGCCAGGCCGGATGCGCTGGGGTGGGACTGAAAATGGTAGCAACCAAAAAGGCGAAAGCCGCGGTGAGGGGTCACCAACGGCTTTCTGGTGGAATTAACTGGATCAATTCACAGGAGTAATTATGGCAAACACTGCTGAAGTAATCAATTTTCCTGTGCCTGACGTGGCACATAAGGAGCCGCGCGTGGCAGATCTCGATGATGGGTTTACGCGCATCGCCAATGAGATCCTTGAGGCTGTAATGCATGCAGGTTTGTCGCAGCATCAGCTTTTGGTGTTCATGGCTGTCATGCGCAAAACATACGGCTTCAATAAGAAATCTGACTGGGTCAGTAACGAGCAGCTCTCGGAGCTGACCGGCATTCTCCCTCATAAGTGCTCATCTGCAAAAAGCGCCCTGGTTAAGCGGGGGATATTAACTCAAACCGGTCGTGTTATCGGGATTAATAAAACGGTCAGCGAATGGTCATCTTTACCTGTAAAAGGTACAGAAAAAAAACCTTACCTGGAAAAGGTAAATTTACCCGAATCAGGTAAGAAAAGTTTACCCGAATCAGGTAAGAAAAGTTTACCCGAATCAGGTAAGAAAAGTTTACCCGAATCAGGTAACGGCTATTACCCAAATCAGGTAAACACAAAAGACACTATTACAAAAGACAGTAAAGACAATAGTAATAAACCCCCTAAACCCCCCCGGGCGGTTTCGTTCGATGCATCAAGTGTTCAGTTGCCTGACTGGCTGTCTTCGATCATCTGGTCTTCATGGGTTGAATACCGCCGTGACCTGAAAAAGCCGATCAAGTCTCAGCAGACCGTGACGCAGGCTATCAACCTGCTTGACCGCTGCAGGCTGAACGGATACACACCTGAAGAAATTATTAACCGCAGTATTGCGAATGGCTGGCAGGGTCTGTTCGAACCTGACGGACAGGCGAAGCGCAGCAGAGATACCGATCAGGAAAGTATCCACTGGAACAGCCCGGATGCATGGAGGGATTTCCTATGAAACCTGAACTCTACCGCGCAATAAACAATCGGGATGGCGCAGCGATGGCAAGCATAGCCGGGGGCAACCCTGAGCATGGCCGGGTTGTGAATTCAGACGCTGAGCGCCTTGTTGACGCGCTGTTCATGCAACTGAAGCAGATTTTCCCGGCCGCGACGCAAACCAATCTCCGCTCCGATGCTGACGAGCGAGTAGCTAAGCAGCAGTGGATAGCGGCATTTTCAGAAAATGGCATCCGCACCCGCAAGCAGCTATCCGCCGGAATGCAGAAAGCCCGTTCCAGCCAGTCTCCATTCTGGCCGTCGCCAGGTCAGTTTATTTCGTGGTGCCGTGAGGGGAGTGGAGCACTCGGGGTCAGTGTTGACGACATCATGGGCGAATACTGGCGTTGGCGGAAGCTTGTTTTCCGTTATCCGACCAGTGAGCAGTTCCCCTGGAGAGATAAAAATCCGCTGTATTACCACGTCTGCCTGGAGCTGCGCCGCCGTGGAACTGAGGGGCAATTAAGTGAAAAGGAACTTATCCGGGCCGCTGGCGACATCCTGCATGACTGGGAAAAGCGAGCTCTTGCAGGTAAACCCATACCGCCTGTTTGTCGCGCTTTATCCGCGCCGTCGCGGGATCGCGGTCCAACGCCAGCCGAGTTGTTAATGGCGAAATACAAACAACGCAAAGACGCCGGTCTGATTTAACAGGAGCAACCAAATGAAAGAACGTGGAATAACTGATGGTTTAACCATGAATCAGCTTGCAGAACGTAATGCTGAACACGTAACTACCATAGCGGCACTGGAAGCCAGATGCGCGGCGCTGGTAGCGGAGAATGTGGGGCTGAAATACCAAGAGCCAGCCGGATACCACGTCATCAAAGAGTGCGGAAAGGTTGGCTGTAGTGTTGCAACGCTTGAGGAAGCTGAGAAAACGCGAGATTTCTGGAATAAAAAGTGGACTATCAGACCGTATTTCTACTCCGCCCAGCCAGCGTCAGAACGCGAACGTATTCGCCGCGAGCACGCCGAGTGGTCAGATAAGACGTTCGGCGATGTCGGTCCAGTAGGGCCGCTGAAACATCTCTCAAAAGAGGCATTGGAAACTGCCGCAGAACCTGGCGACCTCAGCGAATTGGCTGATATGCAATTCCTGTTATGGGATGCGCAGCGCCGTGCTGGTATTACTGACAAACAGATTACCCGGGCGATGGTGGAAAAGCTGGAGATAAACAAGTCCCGCCAGTGGCCTGAGCCGAAAGATGGTGAGCCTCGCTTGCACATCAAAAAACACCCAGCGCCGGTAGTGCCGGAGGAAATCACGGCGGACGGAATTATAGGAATGCATGAGTGCGGATTTGTGGAGGGTTGGAACGCCTGTCGCGCTGCCATGCTTAGCAAATGGATAACAAAATAAAACCAAATCTAAATCAAAGCATATTAAGATTTTGGTTATATCATTTCTTTATAATGATGAAAGTAATGTCTTTTTAAGGCTAATGCAATAAATCACAGGAGCATTCAATGAAATACTCTAGAGTTGAACAGTCAACAGGAACGTCGATCGACCATAATTTGGGCTACTTTCTTGATCCTCAGAAGTATGTTCCCATTACTGAATTTGTTGATGAATCGGCCGCATTAATCAAACTCAATCTTATACATGAAAACTTTCTTTCAATAGTAATCGAAAATCTCCGTCGAGAAGGAACCGAAAAGTTTGTAGATGTTGACAAATACTTTATGCCTAAGATTAAAACCGCCGTCGCACTTGGTCTTCCTGTTTCATTGGCTAAATGCCTCACGGAAATGAACAATATTCGTAATAAGTATGCCCATAAAATCGAGTATATAATAACCGATGAAGATGCGGAGCGTATTGACTCCTTGATAATGAGTGTCCCCGTTGATGATATTAACCATGCCTCACTAATTGACAGCACCCTAATAACATCCATCACTAATTTGGGAGCAAGTTCTATGGGAGTGTTAGAAATTCTGTGTCATTCCAGTAATATACAATCAAAAAGGAATGACACATGTCCCAGCCCTTCGATTTCGATAAAGCGCTTAAGG